CGAGTTGATTAAAAAAAGATTTTATTACGATTTAACAGTTTTAGGAATAGGCGCTGTTAAAACTAACTTTAACACTTCTGAAGGTGCTACTGTTGAATATGTTGATCCAGCTGATTTAGTTTATTCGTACACAGAGTCTCCATACTTTGAAGATTTATATTATGTTGGTGAGGTAAAAAAAATACCTATAAACGAGTTAGCAAAACAGTTTCCACATTTAACAGAAGAAGATTTAGAAGATATTTTAAAAAATAAAAATTATCATCAAACAAATTATAATCAAGGATCTGCTAACTATAAAGAAATAGACGCAAATAAAGTTCAAGTTTTGTATTTTAATTATAAAACATATATGAACGAGGTTTACAAAGTAAAAGAAACGGGTACTGGTGCTGATAAAATATTACCAAAAGACGACACGTTTAATCCTCCTCAAGATGCTGATAACTTTGGTAAATTGCATAGATCAATAGAGTGTTTATATGATGGTGCTATGGTTTTAGGAACAGAAAAGCTATTAAGATGGGAAATGGCTAAAAACATGATGAGGCCAAAAAGCGATTTTACTAAAGTTAAAATGAATTACGCTATTGTAGCTCCGCGTATGTACAAAGGGCGTATAGAATCTTTAGTACAACGTATTACTGGTTTTGCTGATATGATACAGTTGACGCATTTAAAGCTACAGCAAGTAATGTCAAGATTAGTACCAGACGGTGTTTATTTAGACGCTGATGGTTTAGCTGAAATAGACTTAGGTAATGGCACAAATTACAATCCACAAGAAGCTTTAAACATGTTCTTCCAAACAGGTTCGGTAATTGGTAGATCATTTACAAGTGAAGGTGATTTAAATCCAGGTAAAGTACCTATTCAAGAAATACAATCAAGTAATGGTGGTGCTAAAATGCAAAGCTTAATAGCTACGTATAACTACTACTTGCAAATGATTAGAGACACAACAGGTCTTAACGAAGCTAGAGATGGTAGTATGCCAGATAAAAATGCTTTAGTAGGTGTACAAAAACTAGCTGCGGCTAACTCTAATACAGCAACAAGACATATATTACAGTCAGGTTTATTTTTAACTTCTGAAATGGCAGAGCGTTTATCACTTAGAATATCTGATATTATAGAATATTCACCAACAAGAGATGCGTTTATACAGGCTATAGGCGTGCACAATGTTGCTACACTTGAAGAAATAAGCAAATTATATTTGTACGACTTTGGTATATTTATAGAATTAACACCTGATGAAGAAGAAAAAGCAATGCTTGAAAACAATATTCAAATGGCATTGCAGCAACAAAATATAGAGCTTGAAGACGCTATAGATTTAAGAGAGATAAAAAATATAAAACTTGCTAATCAATTATTAAAAATACGTAGAAAGCAAAAGCAAGAAAGAGACAGGGCTGACCAACTTCAAAATATACAAGCGCAAGCACAAGCTAATCAACAATCTGCTCAAGCGGCTGCTCAGGTTGATTTACAGAAAAAACAAGCTGAAGCACAAACTGACATGCAGCTAGAACAAATGAGAGCTCAGTTAGATGCTCAAAAACAAGCTCAAGAAGTAAATTACAAAAAAGAGTTAATGGCTTTAGAGTTTCAGTATAACATGCAATTAAAAGGTGTGGAAACCCAAGGGCTTGCAAATAGAGAAAAAGAAAAAGAAGATCGTAAAGACGAAAGAACAAAAATACAAGCTACACAACAAAGTGAGCTTATAGATCAAAGAAAAACTAATAAACCACCTAAAAACTTTGAGTCTGCAGGTAATGATATATTAGGAGGCAACTTTGATTTAGGTAGTTTTGATCCTAGATAAAAATTATTAATTATTATTATATTATATTATGGCAAAAAAGAAAAAAGAAGAAGTAGTCGAAAAGGCTGCTGAAGACAACGTTGTAAAAGTTGATCTTAGTAAAAAAGAAATAAAAGAAGATGACAACGTCATCAAAGTAGATTTAAGCAAACCACCAACACCAAAAAAAGATGAAACTAAAAAAGATAACGCTGACGACAGCGGAGTGGTTGAGCTCGTTGAAGATGCCAACACCACAGAAAAACAAGAAGAAGTACAACCGGAAGCTGAAACACAAGAAGAACAACCAGCTTTAGAAGAAGTTATTGAAGAAGAGGTTCAAGAGCAAACTGAAGAGTTAGCAGAAGAAGTTACTGAAGCTATAGAAGAAGCTCAAGAAACTGGTAAAGCAATACCTGAAAATTTACAAAAAGTTGTAGATTTTATGGAAGAAACCGGTGGTACATTAGAAGATTACGTGCGTCTTAACCAAGATTATTCTAGTTATGATGACATGACAATATTAAGAGAGTATTACAAGCAAACTAAAAAACATCTAACAGATGATGAAATAACTTTCTTAATTGAAGATTCATTCTCATATGATGAAGAAGAAGATGAAGCAAGAGAGGTGAGAAAAAAACAAATAGCGTTAAAAGAGCAAGTTGCCAACGCTAAAAGCCACTTAGACGGGCAAAAGTCTAAATACTATGAAGAAGTTAAAGCTGGAAGCAGACTCACTAGTGAGCAGCAAAAGGCAATTAACTTTTTTAATAGATACAACAAAGAAAGCGAAGAGAATAAAAAAATAGCGGACAAACAAACTAATACTTTTAAATTAAAAACTCAACAAGTTTTTAACGATAAATTCAAAGGTTTTGAATATAACGTCGGTGATAAAAAATATCGGTTTAACGTGAAGAACGCTGGTGAGATAAAAGAAACTCAAAGCGACATTAATAATTTTGTCAAGAAGTTCTTGAATGAAAATAATGAAATGTCAGATGCTAAAGGTTACCACAAGTCTCTATATACAGCTATGAATCCCGACGCTATTGCCAAGCATTTTTATGAGCAAGGAAAAGCTGATGCTATGAAAGATAGTGTTGCTAAGGCTAAAAACGTAAGTATGGATCCAAGGCAATCATTTTCTAATGATAACACAAGCGGCCCTAAAGTAAGAATACTTGACGATAACTCTCCAACTTTTAAGTTTAAAATTAAAAATAAATAACTAATTTAAAAAAAATTAAAAATGGCAATTACAAGTGCGAGTGGTATAAATGCCGCTCCTAGAAAACAAACGCTTGCGACTAACTACGTAGACTTTACGTCTACTGATACAGAAGGTTGGGCGCAACAATACTTACCAGATCTTATGGAAAAAGAAGCTGAGATTTATGGTAAGAGAACAATCGCAGGTTTCTTAGCTCAAGTAGGAGCTGAAGAAGCTTCTAACTCTGATAGAGTAATCTGGTCAGAGCAAGGAAGATTACACCTAGCTTATACTGCAACTAATGCTGATACTTCTGCTAACGTATTTACAATTGTAAATGATGTTGATGGAAACTCTGTTGGTGCTGATCACGGTATTAGAGTTGGTGATACTGTATTAATTTCAGAGGCTTCTGGAAACACTATTAGAGGTTTTGTTAGTGTTAGAACAGCTGGTGCTGCTACTATTACAGTTTTACCTTATACTCACGCTGACTGTGATGCTGCTGGTTTAACTGACGGTGATGACTTTAGAATATTAGTTTATGGTTCTGAATTTGCTAAAGGTCAAGATGGTAGATCTTCTGCTAACGAGCCTAAGTTCAAGTCTCATATGAATAAGCACATTATCATGAAAGATTACTACGAAGTATCTGGATCTGATACAGCTCAAATCGGTTGGGTTGAAATCTCTGGTGAAGAAGGACAAAACGGTTACCTATGGTACTTAAAAGCTGAAGGTGATACTAGAGCTCGTTTCACTGATTATTTAGAAATGGCTATGATGGAAAGCGAGTTAAGCTTAGCTGATGCTCCTTCTGGTGTACCAACTAACGCTGGTGATACTGGTGTTGATGGTTCTGGTACTGAAGGTTTATTCAAAGCTATTGAAAACAGAGGTCACCAAACTACTGGTATAACTGGTGTTAATGCTGCAACTGATTTAGCTGAGTTTGATGCTATCTTAGCTGTATTCGACCAAAACGGTGCTATTGAAGAAAACATGATGTTTGTTAACAGATCAACTAGCTTAGCTATGGACGATATGTTAGCTTCAATGAACTCTTACGGAGCTGGTGGTACTTCTTACGGAGTATTTAACAACTCTGAAGACATGGCGTTAAATTTAGGTTTCTCTGGTTTCAGAAGAGGTTCTTATGACTTCTACAAGTCTGACTTCAAATATCTAAATGACAAAGGTACTAGAGGTGCTTTAAATGATACTGTTAATGCGGTTAGAGGGGTTATTATTCCTGCTGGTGTATCTTCAGTTTATGATGAGCAATTAGGTGCTAACATGAAGCGTCCTTTCTTACACGTAAGATATAGAGCTTCACAGACTGATGACAGAAGATTAAAAACTTGGGTTACTGGTTCTGTTGGTGCTGCTACTACTGGTAAAGACGTGATGGAAGTTCACTACTTATCTGAAAGATGTTTAGTTACACAAGGAGCTAATAACTTCATGTTAATGAACTAATCATTAAATTATTAAGGATCGAGGCTTCGGCCTCGACCCTTTCTTTTTATTAATTTTATTATATATTATAT